GTTAAAAAAGCAAATGTAAAGATCGGTGGTAAAGTACCAAATACTGTTGATCGTATTTTAAGTAAAATGTATTAATTAAAACAAATAATAAATAAAAATGGCAACAACTTTAGACATTACAACAACTTATGCAGGTGAATCCGCAGGTAAATATATAGGCGCGGCATTACTTTCTGCAAACACAATCGAAAACAATGGTATTACCGTAATGCCAAATGTTAAATTCCGTTCTACAATGAAAAGATTTGATTCTAATTCATTGATAGCGGATGCAACTTGTGATTTTACTGCAACAGGTGAAATTCTTTTAACTGAAAGAGTATTGGAGCCAAAAGAATTGCAGGTTAACGCATTACTTTGTAAGAAAGATTTCCGTTCTGATTGGGATGCAATCTCTATGGGATATTCTGCATATGATGTACTACCTAAATCATTTCAAGATTTCATGATTTCAAGAATGTTAGGACAAGTAGCAGAGGCAACTGAAAATTCAATTTGGAATGGTGTTAATGCAACTGCAGGACAATTTGGTGGTATTTTTACTCAAGCATTAGCAGAAGCAGGTACAGGTATTCCTGTAGGACAATCAATAGGAGGTGTTTCAATTGATGCTACAAATGTAATTGCAGAACTTGGAAAAGTAGTAGATGCAATTCCTTCAACTTTATATTCTAATCCTAACTTGAAAATATATGTTTCTCAAAATGTAGCAAGAGCATATGTACGTGCATTAGGTGGATTTGGTTCAGGTGGTTATGGTGCTGCAGGTACAAATGCACAAGGTACACAATGGTATGGAATGGGATCAGGTCTTTCATTTGATGGTGTTTCTTTATTTGTTGCAAATGGTTTATCTAATAACCAAATTTTTGCCACAATTACAGATAACATTTTCTTTGGAACAGGAATTTTATCTGATTTTAATGAAGTTAAATTGATCGATATGGGAATGATTGATGGATCTCAAAATGTACGTTTCGTAATGAGATATACTGCAGGTACACAAATTGCTATCCTTGAAGATTGCGTAGTTTACGATACATCTCTATAATTTATAAAGGGGGTGTAAAAACCCCCTATTTAATAACAATAAAAAATTTTAAATAATGGCGTGTGATATAGCAAATGGAAGATTAGAAGCGTGTAAAGATTCTGTATCTGGAATTGATGCTATTTATTTCATAAATTATGGTATAGATTATCCTGATGATGTAACATTTGATGTTGATGGTGTAGTAACCGCAGTAACAGGAGTAACTAACTTATATAAATATGAATTAAAAGGTGCAAATTCTTTTGATCAGACAATACAATCTTCAAGAGATAATGGTACTACATTCTTTGAACAAGTTTTAGTAGCACAACTTAAAAAACAAGATATACCTACACATAAAACAGTAAAATTATTGGCTTATGGTAGACCACATATTGTAGTTAGAACAAGATCATTACAATTCTTTTTAATGGGATTAGAAAGAGGTTCTGATGTAACTGCAGGAACTATCTCTACAGGTTCTGCCCTTGGTGATTTTAATGGTTACAATTTGACATTTACCGCAATGGAAAATACACCTGCACCATTTATTGATTGTGCTAATGAAACAGATTTAGCAACTGTATTTGGTGGTGCTACAATAGTTACTACATAGTATCTTTTCGCAAACAATACATAAGTTCAAAAGAAGGTGGATTAATTTCCACCTTTTTTTATTTAAAACAAATTATAATTAGAAAGTTATATTAATATGATTATAGTAACACCAATAGCAGAAATAAAAGATTTAGATATAATACCTACATCTGAATTTATTATTGATAAAGCATATTTGCGTGATGATCAAAGTAATATTACAATAGAATTAGTAATAGTAGGAGTTACAGCAGGTGAATATTATACAACTATATCAATAGATTTTGTAGATGATTTAATTGAAAATCATATTTACGATTTAAATATAGTTGATGATTTAGATAGGTCAATTTATAAAGATAGGTTAATTGCTACAACACAAAATCCATTAACTTTTAGTTTAAATCAAAATCCACCTAAATATAAAAGCCATAATACAACAAATGAGTTTATAACATATGGAGAATAGTAAAAATGTTAGAATGGTGCAATTAGCACAATACGAAACACCACAAATATCAGAAAGTAATCGTGAAGATTGGGTTGGTTATGGAGATGATAATAATTATTTTCAATATTTGATAGATAGATATACTTATTCACCAAGTAACAATGCTATAATAAACAACATTGTAAAGTTAATTTATGGTAAAGGATTGAATGCTTTAGATGCAAGTTCAAAACCTAATGCATATGCAATGATGCGTAATTTGTTTAGTAAATCATGTATTAAAAAACAGATTACAGATGCAAAGATGTTAGGACAATTTGCTATTCAAATAATCTATTCTAAAGATCGTAAAACTATTGCAAATACATATCATATACCTGTACATCTTTTAAGACCTGAAAAATGTAATAAAGATGGAGTAATTGAAGCATATTATTATAGTGATAATTGGCAGGACATTAAAAAATTTCCACCAAGAAGAATACCTGCATTTGGAATGTCAAAAGAACCAATTGAAATACTTTATGTGCAACCTTATACTGTAGGTATGAAGTATTTTAGTTATGTTGATTATCAAGGTGCATTACCATATACAGTTTTAGAGCAAGAAATTTCAGATTACTTAATTAATGAAGTTCAAAATGGTTTTTCAGGAACTAAAGTAATAAACTTTAATAATGGAGTGCCTTCAGAAGAAGAAATGGATGAAACTGAAACTAAAGTAAAACAAACAGTAACAGGATCACGTGGAAAGAGAATTATAATTTCATTTAATCATTCAGAAGCAGAAAAGACTACAGTTGATGATATTCCATTAAATGATGCACCACAACATTACGAATATCTTTCAGAAGAATGTAGTAGAAAAATAATGTTAGGGCATCAGGTAACAAGTCCATTAATATTTGGAATGGCTACAAGTACAGGATTTAGTTCTAATGCAGATGAATTACAAAATTCATTTATTCTTTATTACAACATGGTAATAGTTCCGTATCAAGAAATGTTATTAGATGCCTATGATCAAATATTAGCATTCAATGGTGTTTCTTTGAAACTATATTTTGAAACTTTAAAACCATTAGAATTTAGTGATCCATCAGGAAAAACTTTGGATGTTCAGCAAAATTTAAGTAGTGTAGATGATGTTGCAGAACTATTAATTGCTAAAGGTGAAGATGTACCTGATACATGGCTTTTAATAGATGAATATGCAGTTGATTATGATAATGATGATATAGAGAACGAAATGCTTTCTAATGAACCGAAAACATCATTATTAAGCAAAATAGTAAACTTAGTTACTACAGGTACTGCAAGACCAAATTCTGCAAGTGAACAAGATGAAGTAATAGATGGTATAAAATTTATTACAAGATACGTTTATGCAGGTGAAACTACAAGTAAATCAAGAGCATTTTGTAAAAAGATGATTGAAGCAAAAAAGATTTACAGAAAAGAAGATATAGTACAAATGGGATCACAAGTAGTAAATAAAGGTTGGGGACCAAGAGGTGCAGATACTTATGATATTTGGAAATATAAAGGTGGTGGTGATTGCCATCATAGATGGAATAAACAAGTGTATGCAAGTTTTGATGATGCAAAAGGAATAGATGTTTATTCACCAAAAGCACGTCAAGTTGCAGTAAGAAAAGCAGAAAAACGTGGATATGTAGTAAAGAATGATAAATTGGTTAGCACTTTACCTAAAGATATGCCATACAACGGATTTTTACCTACTAATAAAAGATTTAGAGATTAATGGAAGCATTATTAATTACAAGAGATGATATTGTTAGATTAACATTTTTAGGTGGAAATGTTGATACGGATAAATTTATTCAATTTATAAAGATTGCACAGGATATTCATATACAGGGATATTTAGGTACCAAGTTATTAGATAAAATCAAAGATGATATTATCAATGATACATTAACTGATCCGTATTTAACTTTAGTAAACAAATATGTAAAACCTATGCTTATTCATTGGGGGTTACTTGAATATCTTCCATTTAGCGCATATACATTAGGCAACAAAGGAATGTATAAACATTCAAGTGAAAATGCTGAAAATGTTGAAAAATCAGAAGTAAATTATTTAGTAGAAAAGCAACGTGATATAGCGCAACATTATACACAAAGATTTTTAGATCATATGTGTATTTATTCTGCAGATTATCCTGAATATAATAATACATCAAATGATGATATGCATCCTAATAAAAATAATTATTTCAAAGGTTGGTATTTATGAAAATTTATAAGCCTAAAAAAGAAAACGTAATTAAATTAGAAGTTTATTTAAATAAAATCAAAGATGGCAAATGTAAAAATATCCGACTTAACACAAGCAACAGGATTACAAACAACTGATTTATTGATTATAGCACAGGATAATGGTATTACTTATGATTCAAGAAGTTTACCTGCATCATTATTAGAAAGTGCAGGTAAAAAAGTATTTATTTCCAAGATTAAACAATTAGGTGTAGTAGAACCTATTTTAGATATTATTCAAGATGGTTTTAATGATACTTATACTACAAATTATGTAGGGGTTGGAGAATATGAAATAGTAGGTTTTAATAATGAATTATCTTATGCTTGTGAAATAACTTTAAATACAGTTGTATTGAATCCATTATATAAAGTTCGGATGTATTTTTCCACAGGAGATACATTAACTATTAAAACTTATGATGCGACAAATACATTAGCAAATAATATTTTAAATACAGATGATATTTTTTTAAAAGTAATTAAATATTTGTAATGAAAACTTACCTAACAACTATCATATTTTCATTTTTAGCAGTAATTGCACCTATAAAACCTTTAATTCTTTTAGCATTTTCTGCTATAATTTTAGATACATATTTTGGTTTATGGAAAACAGTAAGATTAAAAGGATGGAGATCAATACAATCAAGAAGATTAAGTGATACAATTACTAAAAGTTTTCTTTATGTAGGTGGTATTTTATTAATCTATTTTGCAGAAATGTATATACTACAAGACATTACAAGTAAATATACATCAATAGATAATTTTCTAACAAAGGCTTTTACTATATTTTGTTTAGTTGTAGAAGGTAAAAGTATAAATGAAAGTTATTATGAAGTAAAAGGTGTTGATTTATGGAAATCAATGATTTTATTTGTACAACGTGCAAGAGAAACATCAACAAAAATAACAGATGGCACTAAAAAGCACTGAAAGAAGAATTGATGAATTAGAATTAGAGATTGCATCAATATCTGCATTAACTGATGGTGATAAAGGTGATATTACTGTTAGTTCATCAGGTACTGTTTGGTTCATTGATAATTTAGCAGTAACAGATGCAAAGATAAATGATGTATCTGCAATTAAAGTAACAGAAGATAGTACACATAGATTTGTAACAGATACAGAAAAATCAACATGGAATAGTAAACAAGATTCTTTAGTTAGTGGTACTAATATCAAAACTATAAATTCTAATTCTCTTTTAGGTAGTGGAAATATATCTGTACAAGAAACTTTGGTATCAGGAACTAATATTAAAACAATTAATTCGATTAGTTTATTAGGTAGTGGTGATATAGCAATTAGTTCAGGAATAACAATAGGTACAACTGCAATAACATCAGGTACATCTACAAGAATATTATTTGAAAATGGAAGTAATGTAGTATCACAATCTGCTAAATTAACTTTTAATAGTTCTACGAATGAATTTCAAGCAGGTTTTAGAGTAATAGCAGGTACTAATGGAATGACTGATACAGGTGGTGCATTATATGTTTATGCAGGAAATGCTAATGATTTTGTTTCAAGGTGGTTTAATACATCAGGAATTAATATTATGACATTAAGAACATCGGGTAATGGTGGTAGATTAGCGTTATGTAATTCAACAGGTCAAGAAGGAATTATATTAAATGGTATTTTTTCTGATGCATTAACATTTGGAGCAGGAAGAGATATTTATTTTGATACTGCTACAGGAACTAAAATAGGAGCATCTACAAGTCAAAAATTTGCATTTTGGAATAAAACACCAATAGTGCAACCTACTACTGCAGTAGGAAGTGCAACAAGAGCAGGATCTGGTGGTACAAATTTAACAACTAATACAACTTTTGATGGTTATACATTAGCGCAGGTAGTTTTAGCATTAAGAAACGTAGGATTATTAGCATAAATTATGGGATTATTAATAGAATCAACACAGGAAAAACCAATTATAATATCAGGTACAGATATTCAATTACCAAGTGTATATTGTAGAATTGAATTTGCAGGAAGAAAAGATGGTATTACATTAGAAATAGGCACTTTAATCTATGCAAGTAAACAAGCATATTTAGAAGGTAAAAATATTTTTACTAATATAGATAATCAACCTTTTGCAGTTGAGTTAAAGACAGGAGAAATACAAGATATAAACATCGCATTAAATTATACTAAAATTTATTTTGATAATTTAGGTTATAATACTACAATCAATGGTTAGAGCATATACAGATAAAGAATTATTGGATCGGGTAAAGAAGTTACCAAATTTTCAATACATACCGCATGATGTTTGGATATTAGGAGTTAGATCAAAAGAAGATTTAACAGATCAATATGATGATAAATTTTATTTGTTTAGAGGTGAACAATTTTTAATGGTTACATCAGGTACTACAAATAAAGGATTAAAAGGTACTGCAGTAATGTTAGCAGATATTTGGCATTATGATGTTTACAAATATGGTTTACACAGGCAAAAGATGAAAGCATTAAGACAAGTAAAACCTATTCCATATACAAGAGATCATAACCAAGATGGTAAAACTGATGTAATAGGACAAATTTATACAGATATTATATATATGAATTTTCATGGTAGCACATACAATGAAGGCAGTACAAATGTATCTCCTAAAATTGGTGGATGGTCAGAAGGTTGCCAAGTATGTAATAAGAATACAGATTATGAAAAGATAATTAGATTATGTAAAAACCAAGCATCAGTTACTTATTGTTTAATAAATGAGTTTTAATGCATTATTTTTTGAAATACAAGTATTTGTATTAAAAATATATTTTAAGTTCTTAAATCAAATAAAAATGGCTAAAAAGAAAAGAAATTTAGATATTGAAATCAAAACCAAGAAAGTAAATATAGATATAGAAAGAAAAGATGGTAAATTAACTGTAGATGTTGATACACCTATAATTGATGCGCATATCGAAAAAGATGAAGAATTAAAAGTAGAAATACAAGCAGATGAAAATCTAAATCCTAACCTTAAAAAGGTAGTAAATACTATTGTTAGGAAGATTGTAAAATCAAGAAAATAATTTTTTTTTAATTTTTTTGTGAATAAATGGTTGACTTATTAATATTATTATTATATTTGCATATAATTTAAAATTTAAGAAGATGAAAAAAGGAATGCGAAAAGAAACAGAACAAAATTATTTAAATGTATTTTATCAGATATGGAATACATTAATGCAAGATGCAAATAGTAATTTGCAAACTATCTGCATAAAAAACAAGGTATCACATAATTTACCTTCAATGATGTGTAAAGTAGGTATTTTAAAACGTACAAAAAATGGTATTATGTGGATTGATACACCACCTAATAGAAACCAAGTTAAAAGAGTATATGAATACAAATCAAATTACAATCAATCATTAAAAGAATCATTTAATCAAACTAAAATAGAATTTAAAGAACCAAAGAAAAGAATTGTAGTAAAAAATGATCCTGCACCAAAAAGTAGAACATTTGAATTTAAATTATTTGGATTATCAATTATAAAAATTGCAAGATGAAATTATATAGAGATTTTTTAATAGGATTTATATTACTTAGTTTGTTAATCGGATTAATTGAAACGTTATGATGGTAGAAATAGAATGTACAGATTGCAATGGCAAAGGTTGGTATAGTCAAAGAGCTTATTGTTTTGAACCTGCATCAAGTTGTTGCGGTGGATGTTCTGAAGATGTAGGTTGTGAACTTTGCGAAGGTAAAGGATTTATTTATGAAGAAATAGAAGAAGAATATGAAGACGAATATTAAACAAATAAAAGAATTGCATTATAAAGCTGAAGCCTTGCTTGAATTGGCTAATGATATGCAAATTAAAATTGATGAAATGTTACGTTACAATTTAGAAGTTGCAATGCCTAATGGATTTAAAAATCTTTATTCAGATAGTAAAATTAATACTTGTGAACGTGGTAAAAAAAGATTACTAGAAAGTTACAAAAGAATATTAAACCAAATAATTGAATTATGAAAACTGCAATACAATGGTTAGAAGAAGAAATTGGTAAAAATAACATGGGTTCATTTTTAAAACAACTTATTCAACAAGCCAAAGACATGGAGAAAGAGCAAATTGAAAATGCTTATTGGGACGGTGGTCAAGATATACCATTAAGTGAACAAAGATGCAAACAATACTACAACGAAACCTTTAAATCAGAATAGAATGAAAACAAATATATTAAGTATGCAGATAAAATGGTGGATTAGTAAAACTACTAATGAAACTAAAGGTGGATCATTTAATGGTGATCTTTTCATAAAAGTATTACAAGCTAAATTAAAAAAAGATGAATAAAATTAAATGTATATGTATAAGATTAAAAAGATTAAAGTTTAGAACAAAAAAAGTATATATAAAAGTTGATCCATTTATTAATTTAAACCCTGAAGAATGAATCATTTTGAAATGTTACCATATACTGCAGGTTTATTTTTTGGAATTATAATAGGATTATTAATATGTAAAAGTTTTTTCAATGATAAATAATGATGCATTACAAGTAATTAAACAAGTAATTGATGAATACAATTTAAAATTATCAATTAGAAAATATGAATATGTTTATCCAAGATATTACCTATTTAATCACATGAGAAAAATGGGATTTACTTTAGAAAAAATTGGTAGATTCTTTGATAAAGATCATGCTACAATAATGCATGGATTAAAAATGCATGAACAATACATGAATAATAAAGACCAAACATATTTAGATTATGTAAGAGCAATACAATATAGATTAGGTACACCTGTTACAAATCCAACTATATTTGAAGATATAATGAATTGCAATAGTTTATCAGGATTAAAAATTATAAAAGATAAGATTAAAGAAAATTTTTATTAAATTT